TTACGTTGTACTGATTGAGTAACGCCACCAGTTGTGCTTTTTTTGCGGCGTTAAGGTAAATCCGAGTGGATTCTGGCTATTAGTCATCAGCCAGCACGCTTTCACCGGATACTCCTGCAACGCCAGTTCCAACGCCTGAAGATCTATCCCTTCTTTAACATCCGTCGCCACCGATAACGCTTTCAGCCGTAGCCGTTCCAGCGCCTGCAACGCGCCATAGAAACAAGGATTCTCTACTATCACCCAATCGCCCGGTTCAGTTACCGCTTGCAAACTGAGGTTTAATGCCTCTAACGCCCCGGCAGTAATGACAATTTCATCAGGAGAAATGGTGATGCCCTGTAAGGCATAGCGACGAGCAATAGCCTGACGCAGTTCTGCGTTTCCTGGCGGTAAGTTTTCAATCACGCTCATCGCCGTGGCGGTTTTGCTTACCTGCGCCAGCGAGCGGTTTAGTTGTTGGAGGGGGAAAAGTCGCGGGTCGGGAAAGGCCGAGGCAAACGGAACGACCGACGGATCGCGACTGGCCTGCAACATATCAAAAATATAAGTGTTGATATCGACTGCTTCATCTCGAGTGACTGGAATGACTGGCGCTTTCGGCATTTTTATTGCCTGTGGCGCAACGTAATAACCCGACTGCGGTCGTGCGATAATATATCCCTGACTTTCGAGCAACTGATAGGCATGGCTGACAGTCATAAAGCTCATGCCTGAAAGCGCCACCTGGTCACGCAACGAAGGCAAACGATCGCCGGGTTGCCAGATACCCGACGCAATCTGCTCGCGTAATTGTTCTGCAAGCTGCTGGTATTTTTCATTATCGAATCGTAATTATGTGCAGATGATTCGGCAGTCTATATCAGTTGTTAAAAATGACAACTTTTCGTTAACTGTAATTAAACCATCACCAGCGATAACTCTTTGCCAAGCGCCTTTGCCGCAAGCTGGACGGCGTCGATTTTTGTCGCATGGTGCAAGTTAAATAGGCGAGTAATCTCCTGTTTAGGTTTCACTAATATCATGTACCCACAATAACAAGAGGGGTACAACAATGAACATCGGTAAAGCAATCATCAACTACGCAGCGCGTCGCAACATGGACATTACCTTGATTGACGATGAGACCGTGGCGTTCTGGGAAGCGGATAACGATTGTGAATGGATGTTCTCCTACATGATTGGTAATGATGGTTTCCTCCACTTTAAAGGCAATGTGTATCTGCCGCAGGATATTAAAGAAGAATTACCAGCGTGCATCGATACAGACAAGAAGCTGAAAGAAGTAATCAACTTTATCGCTAAAGAGTTTATCAGCAAGAAGTAATGTCTAATTTGGCGGGTACTATTCCCGCCGATTTAAACGGAATACAGACAATGTTCAATATTATGATTCGTAAATTTGGTGAGATGACTTTCGAGAAAGCTGGTGTTGCTCGTACCGAAGAAGAAGCAATGGCCTTCGTTCTGGTAGCACTGAGATCATCACCTGAGATTATCGACGCTGAATATGTTACGGCTGAGGGTGAGATTAAAGAGATTAAAGCGGTGGCTAAGGAATTAGGTGTTAAAGGTTTCCGTAAGCTGAGATTGACCCGTGAGACTTATGTAATTGGACAGCAAGGACAATACCTAGATGAGAATACCGTGATTGTTCTACTGAATAAGATTACCCGCTACGGTTGGAAGATTGAGCAATATAAAACGTGTTTCGAATTATACGAAAAAGGTTTGCTGGATACTCTGACCATCGTTCGCGCTTAATTAATTTCTAATTTGGTGGGTGTAATTCCCACCGCTTTTTAAACTGGAGAATCAAACATGTTAGCTTTTATCTCATTCGTGGGAGGTAGTCTCACAACTATGATTAGTCTTTCTTATCTTGTCGTTAGTATGGGGTGAGCAATGAAACAATTTCATGATGGCATTTCATCTAAGACATTCAAGAAAGAATATTCGCTGAGTATTAACTGGATTGATTTGATTGGTGCGGTTGTGTTTGGTCTGATTATTAGCATTAACTTTTAACGATATAAATATATCGTAATTCAAACAACAAGAGGAAATTCTACTATGAAAAAGATTATCGCTGGCATCGTTCTTACTATGGGTTTGGTTGGTACTGCTAATGCTAATACCTATTATGTGTGTAATTCCTACTTCGAACATAAAGGAGATGATACACACTACCTTCGTGATGGCGACCGTTATTATCATGCACCGTCTGGCAAATACCGTGGTTTTATCGGTGTGAAAGTTCGCGTGAATGATGATAATAGTCAATTTGCTTTCAACGATCCGGTATATGATAAGACAATCAAAAGTCCTAAATTAAAAGAAGATAAGAACGAGAAAGAAGAATATTATGGTTCCGAAGATGGTAAATCCTACATCAAGTATCTGCATTCTGTTGATGGCGCGCCTATATTTGATGTTAAAAAAGGTGATACGTCTTATTCCCTGATTAGCTGCCGTGAAATTCTTTAATCTTTAATCACCTAGCCCCTATCGTTATAATACGCGGTAGGGGCGTTTTTGTTTGGAAATGGTATGAAAACTAAACTGTATTCGTATATTCGCTTCTCGTCTATGCGTCAGAATGATGGTTCGAGTTATGAACGACAAATCAGGATGGCTAGAGAGATTGCGGTAAAGTATGACCTTGAACTGGTAAATGATTATCAGGATCTGGGTGTATCTGCGTTTAAGGGTGCTAACTCCAAAACAGGGGCGCTATCTCGTTTCCTTGATGCAATAGGTAGATCCGTTCCTGTTGGTAGCTGGCTATTCATCGAAAACTTGGACCGTTTATCCCGTGCCGATATTGTCAGTGCGCAGGAGTTATTCCTTTCAATCATCCGTAGGGGGATAACCATTGTTACTGGCATGGATAACAAGATCTACTCGCTGGATACTGTTACCGCTAACCCGATGGACCTGATGTTCTCCATCCTTTTATTCATCCGTGGTAATGAGGAAAGCCAGACTAAGCGCAATCGTACTAACTCAAGCGCACTGATTAAGATTAAAGCTCATCAAGAAAATCCACAAAATCCGGCTGTTGCAATCGAGGAAATTGGAAAGAATATGTGGTGGACTGATACCACATCTGGTTATGTGCTTCCTCATCCGGTCTTCTTCCCTATTGTTCAGGAAGTTGTGGAATTACGCAGGAATGGACGGTCAACCTCCGAGATACTGGATCACCTTAACGCGACATACACACCACCACCAGCCGCAAGTCACAAGAGGCATTCAAACTGGTCACGGGCAATGATTGAAAGGTTGTTCCATACCCGCGCTTTGATTGGTATCAAGGAAATCTCTGTAGATGGCGTTAAGTATGAGTTAAAGGATTATTATCCTCGTGTGCTAGATGACGCTGAGTTTTATCACCTTAAGAAAAGCATTGGTGTTAGAGCATGTAACTTTGGAGACAAAGAAGAAGCTAAACCTATTCCCTTGCTTAGTGGTGCTGGTCTATTGAAATGTGAACATTGCGGTTCCGCTATGGTTAAGGTGAAAGGAACAAACAGACGGCCTAACCAATATCGTTATTCATGCGATGCAATGCGCTCTAGTCGTATTGAATGTGTGCATACAAACTGGAGTTTTCGCGGCGACCAATTAGAGAAAGCTGTATTGCAATTGCTGGCTGATAAAATCTGGATTGCTGAAGATAAGGCTAATCCGGTTCCGGCTTTGAAAGTACAGATTGATGAAATATCACGCAAGATTGATAACCTGATTACCCTTTCTGCTATGACAGGAGCAACGAAGGAGCTAGCCGATCAGATTACTACCCTCAATAGCGAGCGTGAAACACACTTCTGGATTCTGGTTAACCAATTCCACCCATTCGGAACGAGCAATAATACCGAAAGCACAAACGCGGTAATCGTAGGAACGATCTTTAGCCAGTGCATTGATATTGAAAATTTGCTGTGAAGTCTGTCCCAGCTTAATCCAGTTAGGTGATCCACTCACTTTGTAATCAATCTGGAAACCGTAGCGGTTGAAATCTTCCGGTGCATCCCATGTCAAAGTTACGTTTTTACCGTGGATTGTCTCACCAGTTGCCTTAATTCTGAAATTAGTCGGTTTCTGTACTGTCATTGAATCCGGTAAACCAGTAGGTCTATTGTCTGGATTCGCCGCATAGTTCAGGTCAGTATAAACCTGAGAATTATATTCTGTGGCGGTGATAGTCATCATCCCAGCAATACCAGAATCAATAGAGCGATCAATTGCAGTAATACGCCAAAGTGAATTATTCAGTTTTAATTCATCATAGGTTACGCTAATAACATCCCAAACTTCGGCAGTGAATGCGTCAGTAGTCATAAAGCTGATAACCTGAGTGATACGAGATTTATTTCGTTCTACACTCGCGAGTTTATCAATCTGGGCTTTAGACTTAACAAAACGATATTCAATATCTTTAGCGATAATTCGACCATCTTGACGAATAGTAGCATCGTTTTCAGCATCAGCCGGATAACGTAGCATTTGCTCGGAATAGTCGATTGATGGTTCTTGATACATCGCGTTAATGGTATTGAAATAACCGTTAGTGCCACCTGTTTTCAGTGATACCTTACCCATCATGATATTGTCTTCATTGAAGGTATGCTTAACAATATCAGGAGCATCCAGTTTCAGGGTAATTCTTCCGAAGGATTCGAACATCACCCCGCCGAAAGTCTGCATGAGATTAGTTAAGTTCTCTTTAAAGCTGGCGTTCGGATCACATGCACCGTTTGAATGCAAATCCATCTGGCGTACTTGTTTACGTACTTTCAGGAATGAATCAACGTTGATGTTTTCAATTGGTACGGATAAGCCATATTTTTCATTTGTTAGGTAGTGGAAAATCTGGTCCACGCCGTTAGTGCTAGCCTCAATAGCATTAGTTTCAAGGTTACGAATCTTTAAGCCCATAACATCGACCGCTACCTGGCTATTTGGTTGAAGGATATCAACACCAGCAACCAAAGATTTGTCATCACGACGTAAAACAATACACATGGTCGCAATGCCGTTACCCTGATACCGATCATCCCAATCTGCGCCCAAATGATGTTTAGCCAGATCTAATGCAGTGTTAGGATTTTTACCAGTGCGAAACTCGACTTCTAAAACTTTGCGATACTCGTCTTTAATGTTTCCTTTATCGAGAATGCCATCACGAATTGTCATATTCTGGCTAATGAGAACGTTTTTATTATCGATGTGCAGTGCTTTAAAGTGATCGATCTCACCTTCGGCAATAGCAAAAATTTGTACCAGTTTGTTGTTTTCACGCTGTGAAATTGCTTTGTAAACGCAGATTGCACCCGTGCGGGTAGTACCGAAAAGAACGGGTAATACTGTCTTAGGATCGTTTGATGTTCCTAGTGTCACCGCATTATCTGGGCTTTGTACTTTCGGTGTTTTTGGTGCGCCTACAGTGGAAGCGATCAAGGTCATTGCACCAGCAGCCATACCGATAGCGACTGCGGTCATAACAGAAAATGTTGCGGCTGCCGCCATCCCCGCCGAAGCACCAGCGATCACCGCGCCTACCAATATTTCAAATCCCATTATTCACCCCCGAATCTATAAACTTGTTCATAGTCAATGTCTGAAACAGGAATGGTCATCCAGATACCATCTTCTTCAACGAGGCCATAACCGGAATAATGAGGAACTACGGAATAATATTTGCGGTTTCCTAATTTGTGGGCTGTGACCAGTAAGTCGCCGTCCTGTAAATCATCAGTGACTAATTTGAAATGTTTCTTAATTGGTTGAAGGATATTTGTGTATCCGCTTAATTCTTTGCAGATTTTCAAGCCTTCTTCTTTAGTTGAATATTTTTTATAAAGAGAATTATATAGGTCAGTACCAGCGAGAATATCGATTATCTTACATGCAATTATATTGCAATCATTCTCGCCTTGAACGAACTCCTGACCTATTAAAGAATTGATGTAATCGGTGATAAGCCTAGTTTTTAGCATGTTGAATACCTCCATGCTGTTATTTACTAGGCTTAGGGAGAAGGGATTATTTCTTGAAGTCTTCGCACATTCTACGAAGATCATATTTTGGATGGCCTAAGCCAATCATGATTGTTCGTAATCTTGCCGCGCCGGGCTTACCGTTTTCGATCCACACACGACGAATTTCATCGTAATGTTGCCAACATGCTTGACCTTTCGATTCCCTAATTGCTTTAGTTCTGTTAGCCTTTTCTACAGGATCGGTAATCTTTCGACCAGATAAAGCCTTACTAATTCTTGCGCGTGTTTCTTCGGTGACTATTGCGCCGTATCGAGGATTATTAGCGCCTTTCATTGCAGCGGACATTTTAGCTAACGTTTCTGGATTAGTTATCTTCCTTCCTCGTTTTGGGCTTACCCGTCCAAACATCGGGTTTCCTTCACCTGCGTTGTTCTTTCTAAATTTCTCGATTGTTTCTGGCTTATGTTTCTTTCCGTACAGTGGGTGATGTTCACCACCATCAAAACCACCGACACCACCAAGAGCAATATTAAGACATACACCACGCCCCCATTTTTCGCGTGCTGCCTCCACTAACAGAATTTCACATTCAAACGCTTCCTCGGCAGTATCAAACAATTTTGAGCGAACAACTTCAAATTCATATATCGGGGTTTCTGATTCTTTATTTTTACGCTTCATCATTTTAATAACTTTACCCGACCCCACATATCCATCGTCTAGATTTGTAGTTGTTCTTTTTCCGACGTAATGATAGATTTTACCAGAGCGATTAGATTTAATAGTGGTGTGATAAACGTAATGGAATTTTCGCATATAGGAAAGCCCTCAAAAATAAAGAATCTCTCCTATATTTATTGAGGGCTTTGGTGTGCCATTTAGTTTCAGTATTATTTTTTAGACGAATGCCACTTGCTTTCCGATAACCAGCGACCCGCCCTTGAGAAGAATAGATCGTTCTCGTTTCCAGCATATGATCGGTGGATACCATCAGAGGCATGACTACGAGCGTTTTTATCTAGAACTTCCCAGATACTATTAAGCTGAAATTCTGATTCGTTTTTACACTCATCATCTTCATGTTCGATGTTAATCCCGATGGAATCGACTACCCCACGGAAAACAGGGTAAGTAGTTTCAACCTTGCCCGTGTTAGGGTTAAGGAAAACCATCTCGATTTTCACATCTGATTTATCGAATTGCTTGTTTCGAATCAAGGTAATGTATTCTTCGCGGACGTTAGAAACAGTTACGTTGATCCCGTTGTTGTTGATCTCCTTCTCTTCGGTATTCGATGAGATTTGAAGAAAGTCACCCGTTGCAAGATACGTAAAACCGTTATAGTCCAAATCGAAGTACCCATCTGTAAGCCGTAGAACGTCCCCTGACGCGGTTACTACTTCGATAATGTGAAACATCGATCCAGTGGAGAAAAGCTGCGGTAGAGTCAATCTAGACACATTCTGACCTGTCTGGTCGTTGTATACCTCGATGAAGTCCAGATTAGTGCATAGTTTGCTGAATGATTCCTGAATAGTTGCCATTATACATTCTCCACTAATTCAAATTTCATCTTGCCGATCTGGGCGATCTTCCAATCGATGTTTTCAGTTTTGAGAACAAATTCACCTTCTACGTTCTGATACTTGATCACCTCACCCGCCAAGACGTTCTGACGCAAGTTAGGGAAGAGTTTCATTTCGCCACCTGATTTCACGTCTTCGGTGATCGTGTAGATTTTCTTGTGGTTCTCAAACTGGATGATAGTTCCTGCTTTCAGTGTTCCGGTGAAGTTGGAGATTCTCACCTTACGCCCACCGCGAGCAGTACCAGCAGCAGCCGTAACCATCTGGCGTACATCACCTGTATATTTTGAAAAGTAAGACAGTGGCACATTGAAAGGACGACCAAAAAGGTGACGTGCTACAAATTCTTTTACTTCGTTAATATCCTGAGCCATGAAATTAGCTGTAAATTCTGCTTCATAAAAATGAATGCCAGTAAAGCGACGCTGGAACTTACCGGAGATAGATTGCGCCTTGAAGAAAGGCTGTTTTGATTTAAGAGTAAAATCTGTGATTTTAATATTCTTGGATTTGAACATAGAAAAGCCCCCATAGTTTTATGATTATTTATGACTATGGGGGCTTTTAATTACATCTTACGACGCTGAACGTCTTCTACATGCTGCGCAACTAACTTAGCGTGACGTTTGATAGCATCCATGACCATCTTGTCTGAGCTATTAACGTTGCCGTTAATGTTCAAAGGCGCATTAACTTCAATCGGCTGAGAGTTATAGTTTCCTGCTTTATTATTAGCAAGGAAATCTTTTAAATCACCGTTGGTGCGTTGATCTATAACCCTCTCGCCCTTGTCAAGTAACCATGTACCCTCACGCGGGATGTTATCGATACCATCATGAGCCATACCGCTAACGTTAGTAGACTTGATGTTTGCGATGTTTCCCATGTTCTGAGAAACAGCCAATGCAGCAGCAGCGATTTTTTGTCCTGTGGTTACGTTGGTCGGATCGTTCCATGCATCGGTAGCAGCCGTCCACATGTTCACCGTCGCTTGTCCAATGGAGAATGCTTTATGAGCATTGAAAGCCATCTGCATTGCTTTAGTGTTTTCCTGCCCGAAGAGAGTCATTGCAGCAGCAAAACCGCCGTACATATCATCAGCTATTGACTGGCGAGCATCAGCATATTTCTTCTCAATTGCAGCCATTCGTTTTTGATGGTTTTCATTGAGTTTTTCTAATGCTACCATCCGTTTAGCCGGATCGGTGATCCCATCAATCTTGAGTTTATCGGTCTTATAATCTTGTTCCGCTTCCGATTTCTCTTTATCGATTGCATTAAATTTAGCAAACGGATTATTTGAGTCTTGATAATCATAACCACTAGTTAATTGATTGGTTTTATAACCATCCATTCCCTGTAAAGAATTTTCAATCTGAGAATAGTTTTGCTCGGTATCGTTCACACGACGCATATATTCTTCGTAGGAGATAGCTTTACCATCAAGTAACCGTTTATGGCTTTCTAGCTCGTTGTCCCTGATTTGTTGCAATTGTGTTAAAGCATTCAGAGCATCAATCGGATCAGCACCCAACATCATTTTATAAACGTTTTCAGTATTCTGATCGATTAGCGCCTGGCGTTTCGCGGCTGCGTCTTCCTGAGAGATTAAGCCCAGAGCTAACGCGTCGTTCACATCTTTTAAGCTGTTTTGCAACTGGCTATTTTGAGAAGTGATAGACGCTGCAACTTGCCCTTGCAATTTAACATCAAGTGCATTCAGTCGCTTGATTGCATCCTCGCGTGCTTTCTGTGCTTTTTCTGCGGCTTCCTTAGCCTTTTTAGCTGCCTCTTCCGCTTTCTTTTTGGCTTCTTCCTCGGCTTTCTTCTCGTTGCCAGACTTACCCAATGAAGCTGGTCGAGTTGGTGTAGTCGGGATAGTCAAATCACGGTTAGGATCTGCCTTGCGGGTTAGATGTTCCCCGTTATCGACAACAATCAGAGAGCCATTTTTCTTATAAGAATCACCAAAACGTTTCTTAAATCCTTCAACATCAAAGCCAGCAGTACGAGGATCAACACCAGCACCACGGATCGCGGCCTTTTCCCAATCTGCCAGATTATTCCAACGCTTTTCTTTATTGTACTTGTCAATAATCTTTTGAGCGTCTTTATGGTTGGCGTTAAGAATACCGCCAGTTGCGGTCTTGCCTTCTTTATTCAGTCGGTCTAATGCCCTGAATAGAGAACTCTTTTCCCAATCAATATTAAACCATTCGAATAACCAGTTTAAACTATCAACCAGCGGACCAGTAATGGTCATACCGACACCTTTCAGGTTATTTTCCAGCTTATTGATATTTTGAGAAAATTTATCATATTTTTTAGCGTTTTCTTCGGTGACGTTAACAGATTGATTCTGAATAGCGATCATCGCCTCTTGAGCACTATTATATTTCTCAAGCTGGCTGGTCATATGGCTTGAATCACTGGCTAAAGATTCCATCATGAACTTGATTTCAGCCATTGATTTTCCGGCTTTCTTCATGTCATAGAACACTTGGATCGCCGCTTTCATACCACCTTGCGGATCGGTCATGAAGTGAGCATAGTTTTCTAACTTAAGGCCAACCGATTCTAAATCATCGGCAATACCACCACCGTTAGCCCATGCATCACCCATCTTGTCTAAGGTGTCTTTGTTGATATCACCAAATTTTTCAACTGTTAAGCCAGTGCCAGAAAATTCCTTTTCCAGTCTTTGAAGGGATTCAATCGATAGTCCGGTCGCCTTAGATACTTCTGAATACTGTTTAACGTATTCCGCGCCAGCTTTAGCGGCTGCAAAAACTGCGGTCGCAACTAAGCCGATACCACCAGCAGCCAAACCAGCAGAGCCAGCGATCCCACGAAGAGATCCAGTCAAACCAGATAAACCACCGCCAAAATCAATATTACTTGCCTTTTCAGACAAACTATCTAGAAGGTTAGCGGCTTCATTGGTACTTCTCCTTAGACCTTTATTATCCCCTTCTATTGTTACTATATGTTTTGTCATAAATTACCCCTTTAACCGCTTCTGAGTTTCTCAAGCAAAGATGGATCAAACATGTTCAGCATTGCCGCTTTACGTTCTTCTTCTTTCTTGCGTGCAATTTCTTCCAGTTCTTCTTTAGTTTTAAAGAGTTTTTCTTCTCTAATTAATTGGAATTGGCTAGGCTTGAGTTTGCGTGCAGTTTCGCGTGTCATTCCTTGCGAAGTCATATACATGGAATATTGCAACATCGCATTCTGCATATCATGAAACGCGGGGCTTTGTGGTTCTAAGTAGGTGTCGAAAATGTATAATTTCCAAAACAGAGTGATTGGCATATTATCCATTTCATCTTTACTAAGCCCCGATCTCATCATTTGCCGGAAATAGAAATTCAGAAGCGGGTTTACTTTACCTCGTTTTCAATTACTGCCGGATCTTGCATCAATGACGCTTGAGCAACTAAACCGATTAATTCACTGCGGACGTTAGTATACAGTGCTTTAACTTGTTCCATAGATTCAAATACTGGCTTACCATCTTCATCTTCAATACAACGAAGAATAGAACGTTCATCACGGTCTTCTTTATCGGTATTGAAAACATGTTCATTAAATTCTTTTACTGACATAGGGCGAGCATAGAAAGTAAATCCACCGATGGTCAGAGATTCGCGTTTCGGAGAGAGTGCGGCTAACATTTCATTAATATTCATTATTGTTTCCTCTTAAGTTAATTAGATATGTTTATTTAGAATTGGAAACAAAAAAGCCACCCCGAAGGATGGCTAGATAATATTAGACTTTCTGGAAAACAGCTTGTTTAACCGGAGCACCATCTACTACAAAGGTGAAGGTACGGCCTACTACAGCATCCTCACCACCAGTCATGGTAGTTTTAGACAGGAAGCCGTTATAAGCGATATGTACACCAGATTTTTTCGTAGCATCGATGTAGTAAGCAATTTTAAGCTGTACGCGCTTACCGTCTTCGGTTGCTTTAATCAGTTTTTCGTGTACTTCGTTACCCGGCATGTAGTTGATCGAAAGTTCGATATCCGGTACAGACATACGACCAACCAGCTTACGGTTATAAGCACCAGAGAAGTTAGGAACATCGATAGTAGAACGTTCTACACCAGTTTCCGGGAACGCTGCGCATTCTGGAATTTCCAGATAAGTTTCAGCGTCAAGATCAACGTTAGCTACATCTTCTTGCAGAAACAGACCAACGAGGCCACCAGAGAAAATATCAAATTTAGTAGTCATTATTCTTTTCCTTCTATTTTTTAAACAATAGGGTACATGCCCGTAATTCTATTTATTTAGTTAAATGGGGGTGTTCCCCCCATTTATATCATTTACAGGATTTAATAGCCGCAAGTTCAGCTTTAACAGCTTTCAACTCTTCGTTCATCGCATCATACTTAGTCGTTAATTCCTGAAAGGCTTTCACGAAAAGAGCATTGATACTAGAAACAGAAATAGTTTTAATTTCTCCTGGATTTTCGGTATCTCCATCGCTGCAAACGTGCACAGCTTCCGGCATAACTTTTTCCACATCTTGAGCAATGACACCTAATTCGCGTCCAACCACTGTATCATCAGAAAGTGATTTAACTTTATCGTAGGAATATACGGTTAAGCTGTTTAATTTATCCAGCGCACCTTCTTCCAATTCTTCCTTGTTGATCTTAAGACGTTCATCAGATCGAATATGCACATCGTTAAAGCTACCGTTACCCGGCGTGTAAAAGAACCCATCGTGATGGAACTCAAATACAGCTTGAGGGTGTCCGTTATCAGGTGAGTTTTCCGCAGATCCAACACGAATAATTGCTTGTCCCCAATTGTTAGGGATACGACGCATACCAAAATCGACGGCAGTTGTATACCCTTGATTGGTGATTAAACTTCTTGCTTTAACAATCGGATAATAACAGTCTTGTCCAACATAGCCATGATCGACGAATATTGGCGCTTCCACTCGCCACTGATTACCCCAATCACCTGGTTGACTAGCGGTCCAACGTTCACCATGAACATATAATCGAGCGTTATTAACATGAACCATTTCGACGCCTTTTGGACTTAATGCAATATCCCCAGCGTTCGTAAGATTTATCGCGGCATTAGTAGCATAGCTATAGAACGCTAATCCATTATCACCACCGCCTTTACCAATATACCAGTTGTTGTTGTCAGCACACGTACCCAACAAATATACAGACGAATCACCACTTTCGGCATTCATGATAATTGCATCAGATCCACGATTAATTTTCATTTTCCCGAAGAAGGTGTTTTTGGTAGTATTATCCCATAGACGTTCAAATTCGGCTAAAAATCCTTTTGAGTCACGAAGACTTAAAACGTTATTTCGACCTGTATTGCTTGCACCCCAATGGACGAGTTCCATATAGTCCATAGATTGACGAGAACCAGCTTTAAAGAACAGGTTGTCTTCGAGACGAGTGCTACCATCAATTCCGAGATGCAAACAACGAGCGGTTGCAGTACCACCTAAATACAATCCACCGTCCGCAAAATCATAGCTGAATGGTCTGCGATTATTCCAACTACCAAAAGAATCTTTTAAATCGGTAGTAAGAATATGGAAGCTAGAACCATCATTGCGTAACATCAAACCATAGTTACCACCTTTGACAGCCAAACGAGCATTTTCAGATAATGCAACTTCGCTATTCATTACAATTTTCTGGCCTCTACCGCCAGTAATATGTAATTCACCGTCTTCAATCAGGTTTATCGAGTTTTGACCGTTATCGTTCCACCAAATAAAATCTTTGGTTGTTCCATCACCGAAGCCAAACCAGCCATTACGAACATCTTGACCAGTGCGATAATCCATGAAATTAAAATGACTTGATTCGTTTGGTCCTCGACGAATATCAATACCAGAATTTCCAGTAACACCGCCATCCAATGTTAATTTCTTGACGTGTAACCCGCTCCCAGAAGACAACAATAATTGTTGACCTGAATCTGTACCGCCAGTGGCAAGACGATAATTCTGGTCATCAACGGTTTCATGCCAGATAGTGGCAGGAGCAGAACTACGGAAGCGACGCAACATCTTTTTGCTGTTAGTTTGTTGTTCGTTCATATGCTCAATGTCATATTGGCCTTGATGGTTTCCAGCAAAATTTAACGTCCCACGGTTGCTAAAGTTATTGAACGATGAAATGTTAAGAGCATCAAAAATTTCATCTGCAACAGGTTTTTCACCACCCAGATATTCAGGAGTATCCAACAGGTTTAAAGAAACACCACCGGAAGAAACTTGATATTCTGCTAAAACAAATCCTGTATGTGCACCGTAGTAAGCGTAAAGATCGTAATTATCACCATCGGTAGGAATTGCACAAAAATGTTGTTCGTGATACCAGATGCTATAATAAGCATTGAATACAACACCTTTCGGGCTATTGTTGCCGCATCGAATCACCAATTCGATAATATTGGCTTGTCCATTCATCCCGACGTTATAACCGTTACCACCAACTAAGCGGATCTTAGCACTACGACCGTGTTGCTGTGGCAGTGTTAAACTACCGAGTTTAAACCAACCACCCTCGATCCCAAAATTAAGCGTCTTCTGGAACAGTCGGTCAATTTCTGCTTTCGAATATGCGCCAATTTCAGCCGGAGTAGGTTTATCGCCTTCATGATACATGCGGTGAGAATATGACAAATTACCTAATTCATCATAGCCGTATGTTCTTACAGTAGCATGTGGATTAGACCCATAAGTGAACTCAAAGCCACGAGCATGATTAACACCAGATGGATGCGGAACATGCAAGATCATTGCAATATGACCCGCCAGGTCATTCATGCGGAATGCACCAAAGTAATCAAGATTACGCGCATTTGGATCATCAAAATAGTTTGCGGTCTTAGACAGCAAATAACCATCAGTATAAGTGTTTACGTGTTTTTTGATGTACTTGCCATCAGCAGATCCATCGGCTGCATCAATACGGCTTTCTAAGCGTGCCAATTCAGAATCAGTGTAAACCTTGTTGTTGTCAATTTTGCTATGAATTGCTGTATTTTTGGCTTCAACATCACGGGTTAATGCTGCGACGCTATCCGCTGCCTCTTGCTTATTAGCTGCAATCACACCAGTAAGGTTATTGTAGGTGTCAGTTAACTGATTTTCCGCATAGGCTTGATTTGCTGCGATAGTGCGGTCAGTTTCTGCCTTAATCAAATCAACTTTGTCATTGATTGCTTTGTGATTGCTTGCGATGGTTGCATCAGTACGGGATTTAATATCATCAACTTTTTTATTGATGCGGGTGTCCAGTTCCTGAGTTGCTACAGCAGCCGCATTTTTATTAGCGTTGATGGTATCCGACAATTCAGCTTTAACACCAGCAAGATCGGAAGCAGCTTTATTTTTATTAGCTTCGATTGTCGCGTCGGTTTCGCGTTTAATTACATCAACTTTATTGTTAATTTCTGCATGATTTGCTGCGATAGTAGAATCAGTAGTTTGTTTAATTTCATCTACTTTAGCGTGAATATTGCGGTCATTTACTGCAATTGTGCTATCCAATTCTTGTTTGTTAGCATCAACTTTAGATTCTAGTGCCGCGTGAGTTTCAGGAGAAACAGAGATTTGAACTACTTCATGATCTCGGTCTTTGGTAAAAATAACATGGTCTTTAAGGTTGATTGCTACCTCACCGACCTGTAATTGTTCCGGCGTTGGTTTTTTGCCAGAAACATTAGTTCGTTTAAATTGGATTGATTGCATCTAATCACCTCACATAAAACAGGAATAAGGGAGGCGTTAACCTCCCCGCGTCATGTTTTATTTAGAGAAGCAATCAGTATTCCCCGAAGTCGATCCGGTCATGGATAGAAACGGCTTCAATCTCGGCTGGTGTCGGTTTTTCTTCCGTGGAATACACTTTCACCCATCCAGAATTACCGTCTTTCTGGACTGTGCGAACTCGTAAACGTGGTGCGCCGGAAGCGGTGCAAGTTAATTGCCATCCACCATCGTCATTAGGTTGAACGTGAATTAGTGAAGTATCAGCACTAAATGGATTAGATGCGCTCGATCCCTGATAAGTTACGAAACGGTTTCCGGCTAATGCTTCGCTATCAATCGGACCTATGAATGGGCTAACGCCTGAGCCTACGCCATAATCCCCTTGTCGCAGAATTTTTCCCTCGGTCGCGATACCCCTTGCAAGAATCCCGCCATCTGGTTCAAGTTTAAATTCCAGTGTTACCGCTTTGTTATCGCTACCACGGGTTTTATGTGATGTGACGTAAGCATCATAGATGACATAGTAACCAGTGTTAGCAGCACTATAGCCAGAGTTCACAACATAGAACATTCGGAAGCGTAAAGGTGTTTTATCCTCTACCGCTTTCATCAACATGTCTTGATGTTCGTCATCCAGAACACGGTTTACTACTAACGTAGTTGATTCAAGTTTACGATAACCAGCAAGTTTCCCCGTAGCGTCCTGATCATACTCTTCTAACGTCTGGATCTCTGTAGATTCGGTTATCGTCGGGAATGCTGCGATGTTCTCGATAGGACTAAATGCAGGATCGAAAAAGTCCGGCTGGTTATCCACCATAGTAGACACGGAGACTTCAACATGCGACCCCGTGAAAATGTCTAAGTTATCTTGTGTAATATTCATTATTACCCCTTAAAAACGCGCTACATAAGAAAATTTAAGGCTAAGTGTCCCAACGATACCCCCATCACTAGAATCATCGTCATAATCGGTATTAGAAGCTACTGGAGTGATATCTGAAATAGCGAAGCCCAAATCTTTAAAACGTGGGTTATCCGGCTGAATCTGGATTATCTGGCAAATACCCTCATGAATTTTCGTTTCATGAATCTGAGAATATAACTGCATTTCGATAACGCATTCAGCTTGCATTGCATTACCACCACGAACACGCGTATAAGTCTCATTCATTCCGGTAATCCAACAAACCACGTCATCACTAAAGCCTTGCTGAGTTTGTTCTACGTTTAAAGCCAGACCTAAATCTTGTTCGATAATATCCTGCAAGGCGCGTTTGATTTTCAGTCTAGGCATATTATTAACGGTAGCGAGCATGTGTACCCCCTGCACGAGCAATAAAGCAATCAGAAGTATTATCACCATTGCGCTTAACGTATTGAACTTTGAAGCGTTCACCGTCTACAATGACAACATCACCCTGATTTAAGTCTCCCTCACGACAAAATAGAAATTCTGATTCTGTAATTACCCCTTGTTCGTCGGTAGTAGTAATTTCATGGTAAGCACGAATTGATTTACCACCTTCCACCGAAAATACAGGAGCACTTTTAAACATTCGATTTAATTGTGATTCTGATAATTTGAACATAGTTACCCCCTTTATGGAGTATTTACATACAAAAAAGCCCCACCGTTAGGCAGGGCTAATTATTATTTTGCTTTCGGTGGACGTCCCACCTTTTTAGCTGTGGCTTTCGCCGTAACTACCGGAATTTCTTCCGGCAATTCTTCGTTATTTCATTCAGCGGAGATGTGAAGAACTTTCAGAGCTTCCGGCTGTGCTACAACGTAGTCCAAATCTACAAAGATACGAGGCACTACCGCACCACGGTCACGGTATGTAGTTAGATCCATATCCAGTTCCAGACCGCCCCACTCACCGATAGTAATACCGGAGAAGTCACCCAGAACGATGTGGTCTGCCGGAATAACGCCAGAAGTAATTACTTCGTAACCAGCCAGTTTGCCGTTTTCGATGATATAACCGGAAACGCCGTTATCTTTCAGGGTAGATTCCAGTTCAGCAGCAGTTGCACCGCTCATTGCAAACTTGATCGCCTGAGCAGGAACGCCAGCGTCGGTCAGTGCTGCAATTTCTTTCAGGAAGTCTTTATAAGAGAAAGCGGCTTTCTTAGTAACACGGCTTGCATCAACCAGTTGCTTAACCAGACCAGCCGGACCGCGCTCGTTGTCTTTGTCAGACAGAATCAGTTGTTCCAGTTTGATACGAACAGCTTTGTTAATGTGATCAGTGATCAGGGAAGCGATACCCGGAACGGTTTTCAGCGACTGACGGCTGATCGGGTTGCCACCAGCAAAAGTTTTCGGAGACAGTTTCACGTTCGCAAATTCAGCTTTGCTTTCCGGTGCAGCGCCGTTTTCATCAACGAAGCCGAAAGCGTCAACGCTGGATTTAGTCATTTTTGGAATAGCGGTCGGGGAGTTCAAGCCACTGTAAACAGTCACACCCAGACGACCCAGAACAGATTCCGGCATCAGCATTTCGATGTAGGATTCAGTCATCAGTTTTTCGTCAGTGATAGCTTCCAGAGTAGCTTTGGTGTTACCAGCAGCAGCAGCACGCATAGCAGCAGCCGGAACGAATACAGAGCCACCACGAGCAGCACGACCACGCTGCATAGTTGCAGTAGCAGCCATAGCGGAATATTCAGCTTCGTTAGCGCCGAGCACGTCGCCATCTACCAGGGAGCGGATTACGTTATTAAGATCGAAAGTTTTTTCCATGATTTGTTCCTTATTAATTTGTTCGTTATTACGTTGAGCATTGGTAATGTTATTTAGTGCCTTAGTGCGGAATGCTTCCGGCGTCATATCTTTAACTGCCAATGCGCGTTCTAATTCTTCGTCGTTAATATTTAACTCACGAGCGATTGCTCGGATTTCTTCTTCGTCTTCTTCGGAACGTTCAGCCACTTCTTCGATTTTTTCTTCTTCAACCGGAGCGGCTTCACGTTCTTCTTTTACTTCTTCTGTTTCCCGAACAGTTGAACTATCATCATCAACACTTTCAGGATGTTCAGCGTCTTTTCCGTCTTCGAGATTTTCATCTTCTTTATTCTCTTCAACTTGGCGCTCTTGAGTTTCTTCTACTTCCGGTTCTTTAATTTCTTCTACCGGAGTTTCTTCAACCTGAGCGGCTTCTTGTTCTTCTTTGATTTCTTCGATTTGTTCTTTAGTCATATCGCGTTTAGCCTCCAAATTAACTGTGATAGTATTTAGAGAGCGATTCAGACCCACGGTGTCGTCTGCGGGAACAGACACCCATGAAACCTCGTGAGGAATCCATTTAGAAACAATGAGTTGCGATTTAGCGTAGTCGATGTGATACTCTTTAATGTCATAGCCGACCGATATTTTTTCCATCGTACCTTCAATGACTTTATTACGAATATCATTAGCCAAAGTGCCATGCTTAGAGAATCTAACGGTCGCACGGCCTACTTTATCCGCATCGATTCGAGCGTTACAAACGACACCAATGTGATTATCGAAAATATGATTGAACAGCAACGGAGCGTTATTATTCAGACGAGACAGATCAACCGCTTCCGGTGTATGTACCAGAATTTCATCTAATACCACCATTTCTTGATTTTGCTCATCCCAGAATCGGCGCTGATAAGGCTGTTCACTGGAGAAAGCAATTTCAAATTCGTATTGATCATTCTGCCCTTCGTTAATAACCCCACCGTAACCGTTAAGATCGCGGCGAAATTTAAGCATTTAATCACCTTTAATTAATTGGGGGCATTGCGCCCCCGTTGGTTATTAGGGATCGGCTGGGGAATTTTTTTCTTCACCCTCACCATCAACGATAATATTTAGTGCGCTCTTTTCGGCTTGAATCTCTGAGAATACTTTTTCAGGATCATCACCACGTTCAAGAATAACGGCAGTACGTGATTTAAGTCCTTTATCAATTAAAGCAATATCAGCGTTTACGTCTTTAATAACATCGACAGACTCGAAACGTGGCCTGATAATAGTAGTGTTATCGATAATATGTGGAATTGCAGTAATACGAATCGGAACAACACCACGCGCGGAATAATGACGCAGATACGCTTCGAAAATTGGCAACACCACTGTTTCAATCAATTTGTTTTGAAGTGCTTTAACGCGGTTACGTTGAAGTAGTTCACCAAAACGTGCGGCTGAGTAGTTGATCTGTGAACAATCTCCCGTTAAGCCCTGTTTAAACACGCCTAAGCCCATTGATACGCTAGTAAACATCGCATCATTGAAGCTGTTAAAGTCATCACCGTTTTGCGTCGCCTGGATGCTCCTGATCGTTGCCCCTTCCGGCAATTCCTGAATAGTACCCGGTGCAAAATCCTGTACTACTTCCGGCGCTTGATATTGTTCATCCTCTTCACCAGTATCAAAATCGTCACCAGAATCTTTCGGACGTTCGATAAAGCCCATAGAGCTAGCTGCAATACGTTTCTGGATGATCGCAGTTTCGCGGAATGCGTCTTGATGTGCGATATCCTTAATCACTGGTAGGAAGTCAGTCACACCACGCAGAGATTCAGCCGCAAGTGGTTGATAATAATGGCATACTTGCGAAGCATCTACGCGATAGTTATCACCTGTGTAAGTCTGAGTCAGTAGGTTGACTTTACGAAACCAGAATGCTATGGGCTTCATCGTTTCCACGTCATACTCGATCCCCTGATAGATAGCACGCTCTTTGCTTACTTCACGGTTTAGCGACCAGTCGCATTTATCAGCAGACAGGATAGAAACATTTAACTCATTGTTTTCTTTGGTTAAAACGATGAAGCACTCACCACCCATAACGCGCTCACGTTCAGCCATTACCAGCAGTTCACGGAAGTTAAAGCGACCGTTACGAGAGAAGCGTTTAGCATTCTGCGCCCACTTCCAGAAAGCATTCTCGATCTGCTTATTCAGTGCGCTATCAAGTGTGCCATTTGATTTAACGATTGACGGCTTCGGATCTAGGCCAGTACCTACCACCATATCGGTGATGTATTGCGTGTAGCGACTGCCTACGGAAGTGTTTAAGGCCAGAGTACGACCCTGATCATAAAGGCGCTTACCATTCGATTTGAGAGCCTTATTGAAGGTTCCTGTGATAGTATCTTGTTGAAGCGATCCATCAATGCGATCACCTACTAAGCCCAAAGAACGCTTAGACAAATCTTTCTGGAATTTTTCTACTTGTTTGTCGATGAAAATTTTTGGTTGTTGCTGGCGGTGATTAGTTTTAACTGGAGTTTCTACCGCCTTTTTGCGTCGAAAAAGATTAAACATGATTTACCCCTTATCGCGTAAGACGTAATTTGATATTTTTAATCGGGCTAATTCCCTGTTTACGTCGTTCGGCTTGAATTAATTTTGATAACTGACGTTCATAATCAGTCTTTAATTGCTGGAGAACACCTAATGACTCATAAGCGAAAGTATTCCCTTTCACTGTCATTTGAGATAATGCGGCCTCGTCCCCCGATAGCCTGGCGAAAATAACTTGCTCGATTACAGAAATCGTTTCGCGCAGATATTCTTTTTTGGATTGTTTGGCGAATACTGGCAAAACAGTTAATTCCTGCATTGATACCAGTTCTTCTTCCAAAGTTATTACGATGGTATATTTACCTTCGGCAAAATCTAAGGTTTTAATCTCGTGATTAGCCGGAGTATCATCAACCTGATAAATGATACCTTTACCATTTCCTACCTGAATTGTTACACCCTCTTCATTCGCCAGCGTGATTTTTTCGCCTTTACGAATTACTAAGGGAATTAGTTCTAAACTCATAATTACCCCTTATTTAATTGTTATTGGATTAACAATATTTAGGGGGAGGCCGCCCGAAGGACGGCGAGTTATTAGAACGATGTTACCCAGCTACGGCCTCTATTTGGGCGTCTGGCGATGTTTTGACGTTGCGGTCGTGTGATTGGCTTAGTTTCTTCGATTTGCTCGTCAGATTGCGATTTAGGAGCTTCTACGGATTCTTCGACAACACGGTTTAAGCTGTCTTTCATTGCAATGAGTTTATCCCATGACATTTTTGAAAGGACGTAGCGAGAAGCAGCATAGCTATAAACCAGACAGTCGAGAGCCTCGTTTCGGGTACTACCTGGATTTTTCACCCAACGCACACCTGTAGTAGTACGCTTGATGGATTCACTCAAAAGCTGATCGAGATAATCATCAGGAACGGTTTCTGATATTTCTAAGCCGATGTGAGGATTGTCTTTCAGGTTTCTAACCAGCATTTCACGAACAGCGGATTTACCAACGTTAACACCCAACATAAGCAATTCATGACCACCTGTGCGGGTAGGTTTAACCGGAATTACTGGAGCATTACCAGATGAACTACCCTTGATAGCGTGTAGGTTCTTCCACTTGCCGCAAATACGGTATCCGGCTTGAGTGAATCGACCGTTCGATGTATCAAGGAAGCTGGCGAGCATTGGCACACGTTCACCATTAACGTTATAGAATTTGGTTTTCTTGAAGTTAACCAGACGATCCCAAACAGGTGATTCATATCGTTCACAGTTATGATCGTAAAAGCTGCGGTGATCCAGAATGTAAACCTTATCTTTCGCTACACCTAAGATGGTAGACTCTGCGCGGTCTAATTGCTGGTCAATTCCTGAGCACAAGAAAATCACGTCATCAGGGATATTCTCGATAGAAACATCTGTTTTGAGTTGTTCCAGTTCATTTGCTTCTACTGCCGTGTCCTGATCGTCGTATACCTTGCCTAATACGGTGTTATAAAATGATTGTAAATCAAAGGATTGCCACGCATGACTAAAATCAACCACACAAGCGCGGATCGTGCTGAAAGGTGAATACAGACGACTGATCCAGAATCCGGCTACTTCACTTTCACGGGTTGCTCTCCACTCGCCTTGTGCTACTGCCCTGATTCGTTCTCCTTCTGTCCATGCGTTCTTACAGTGGGGGCAAATATAACGAGCGGTATCAGGATCGGGTAAGTTCTTACCATCGATGTTACGCCATTCAAATTGAACGTTTTCCCACTCGATCACCTGGTGTTCCCCGCAATGAGGACACGGAACAAAAAACATACGCATATCGCTTGATAACCATTGCTGGTTAATGCTTCCCAGCTTACTGGTCGGGGTACTGGATACGACTAATCGACCTTCATCGCCAAAGGTAGTTAAACGGTTAGCAGCCAGTGCCACCGGATCACCTTCTTCTGAGGCTGTGGCAGCATCGATTTCGTCAAGCAATCCAACCTTTGCGGTCTTACCGCGTAGGGTTGATGGACTGGTAAGCGATACCATGTACAGGAAGTGATTCGTTTTTAACTGGAGTTGGTTATTGTTGTTAACCGCATTACGATCATTCTTGTCTGTAACCACGTCTTTCAATGCATCACATGCTTCGATAGACGGTCGGATCTTACCCGCGAGATATTGCGACATTTCTTTAGCGGTTGATTGTCCGATAATCATATTGCATGGATCGTTAGCCATCTGGTTAAACAGGATACCGTTTAGGATGGTAGTTTTTCCGATCTGCGCACTGGTCATCAGAACATACTTTTTCTTATTCTCAAGGAAAGGAGCATCAATCATGCCTTTCTGGAATGACAGCAATTTAACTTTATCCCCCGCTTGAGGACCATCTACCAGCACCATATTCGCTTCGCACCATTCAGAAGGAAGGAGTTTAGGCGGTGGCGTAATATATTTTGCGGCATTTTTAAGAATCTTTTTTAATTTGGCCTTGTTCGAAATCAGTTTCATGTAATTACCCTCATTACGAAATATGAAGGTATTTATTAAATTGTTGATATTTTGATAAATATGGTATTAAGATTTAAGGGGGTTGTATGCTAATTAATCAGCAAGAAAGAGATGAATTAGAATTAGCCTTGTCTTGTACCGATCATGAATATCGTTTGCCAGTCAAGCATAAGCATTTAAAGACTGACTACACAACATCCGGCTTTAGTCGCGAGGAAGCGAAAGAGATTTTAATAGAGTTTTACCGCGATAATGGTTATAGAGACGTTCGCAACTTCTTTAGCAAGCATCGCACATCACATACAGAGTTTCGGAGAGTCCGAGATTGGTTTGATTTTGACATTAAGCGGTTTTACAGAATCGACGATGGTCCGATCTATCGGTTGCAATGGAAGCCACTAAGGGAAGTGTTTAAGCATGAAAGGCTAAATCACGCTGTTACACGCTATCGTAACGAGGCTTTCAAGAAAGGGTATGGTGATACAAGGGAATTGTTCGTTGAACTCGCTAACGTGCGATATAGCCATTATTACAACGATCCTAAAGGGTTCTTTGAAGTGCTTCGCAAGGTGGATATTAGTCGAGGTACATACTATTCACGGTTGAGGCAGTACGGGATTAAGGCAGAGTTCTTTATGTCGGTTGACGATGGAGAACTTTTTCCTATAAAATGTAAGTCCTCTAAATAAAGGTGAACATTCACTTTAATTTGGAGAAAATGACTATGACTACTAAAGCTACTCGCGGTCGTCCTTGCCGTTTTGATCGTGAACAACTGGCAGCGATTGTAAAAGCGTACTATCAAGCGCCGAAAGGTAAAGCCGAAAAAGAACAAGTATTGAGTGAACACGGTATTTCAATCGCTCAATTCTACAAATCACTCCATAAAGTTGATTTGAAATTCTTTGTTCAGGTTGACGGTGAAATGGTAGAAGCAACAGGAATTTGATTCTCTAGGCCAATCCTTCGGGGTTGGCTTTTTTATATCCGCTCAAAACTGAGCACATCTCTAAGTCATTGATTCTTCCGATGAGTCCAGATTTGGACTGATCTATAGATGCCCTCAAAACTGAGGGGATGTGCTTAAAGTTCAGCGTATCTATCTAAGTGGTTGATTCTTTCGAGAAATTCAAACTTGAATCAATCGGCGCAAAACTGCGCTCATCTCTAACCTATTGATTCTTCCGATAAATCCAAATCTGGATGCATCAGATACAAAAAAGCCCAGCGCAATTATGCGCCGGGCGATTAATCAGATCCCAAAATCAACAAGGGAAATTACGTTACCTGATTCACGAATCTGTTTAGCAGCTTTGTTTTGAATCAGAATAGTGTTATTTGGCTGCGGTAGTTTAAGAGTTGCTTTCTGTTCTTCTTCCAAAACGCCCAATTCAACCAGCACCGGAAGAACATCAACAGTAAACTCAAGTTGGTAGTGAGCATTCATGCGGCAGAAAGACAGAGAAGAGTCATTAGCAACATACCCACACGGCTTGTTATTTTCATCATAGACGCGCTCAATGTATCCAGCAGTACGTAAGGCCGTCAGTGCTTCTTTAACCTTCGTAGCGCCCTTTTTAGCGCCTAACAGACGTGTCATAGAATGGCTATCTACGGATTTGCGAATGTGTAGCTCAATCAGTTTTTTATTTTTGCGTTTTTCATCTAATGCCAGTTCGATCCAATCGGTTTCTTCAAAGTCTGCATACGGGTTAACAGGAGTATTATTGGCGGTTTTCAGTTTCTCTTCCAGATAATTCCAACGGTCAACCAGTTGGCGAGTAAATTCCGGTACGTTTTGAGCAATCAAGACAATCGAATCTAAGCGACCTTGCTCACCCTCAAACACATAATCTTTAACAGTAACAGCAAACCCTAAGTTATTGATTTTCTCGAAATTCTGCGTTGCAGGTTTTCGGATAACTTGGCGTTCAACCAGTCGGTTCATAGAAGTTTCAAGGTTTGAAAAACGAACTCCAATAAGGTCGGCAATTTCACGAAGAGTCATTTTTGCAACTTCGTTATCAACAACCAGAGACACGGAAGCAGTTTTAACAGCAGTATTCATAGTAGTAACAGTATTCATAGTAGTAATTCCCCTTAAACGGTTTTGCGATAATGATATTGATCCTCCTAGTTCCGGCAGCATCACCGGAACAATTTTATTTATAAGAAGTTTTTATCTCATTTAGATTCAGCAATCGCGCGATCAATTTCTTCTTGAATGCGACGCTGGCGTTCATGGAAGTCAACCATTGAGAAATTCAGGTTTGGGGTCCACGGTTTGCGGTTCGGGTTTTTGCGTCCATCAATTTTCTTAGTAGTGTTCATAATTAACATCCTCTTTACAGTTCTAGGTCAAATATGATCAAGGTTGTCAAGTGCGATGATCATAAAAAAGTAAGAAATTTTTGTCAATACACCTTGACAAGACACCAAAGGGTTGACCTAACTTACAGAATATCTAAGCCTTCATCGTAACCGTAGAAGCCATTCTGAGAAGAGAAACAGATTGGTGCGTAGTCGTCGTCATCTTCGTCTTGTTCATCTTCTTCTGGGGCTTCCTGAGCGGTTTCTTTACCGTAGTTAAACATTGCTTCATCCAGTTCATAGACAGTAACGAAGCTACCCAGGTCAATGTCACCGGAACGGACTTCAAACGGAAGATCATCACGAACAATAATTGCTGGTAGATTCTGGTACTTTAAGCGTTCTTCATCGGTGAAGACGTTAACAACAATGGTCGGCTTCTTATTACGGTGGAAGGCATACCATGCACTAGAGAAATGAGATTCATCAGAGTTGAAAAGAATGTTGTGACCACGTTCACGGAACATCTTCATTAACTTGTCATTGTGGAAGCTATCAGCATCAAAACCTAACAGGATGAAAGGAGTAGTGGTAGTCATTTTATGGTTCATAGTGGAAATCCTCTAAAAGAAAGTGAATCAATCTAATATTATTTATAAAGAGAAAATTCTTGTTATTATGAAAGGTGATTGTATTCAGTCGGGCAAAGCCCTCCTTCATGATTTGATTAAATCATCATCAAAACGAAGAAGTATCTTTAGAATATAAGAATCTTTCTTTTGGAGAAATAATAATCAGGAAGCAATTTAGCAACCGAAGGTTGCAATCCCGAAGGGATACCAATACCTTTCTAGAAAGTGATTGTTACTCACTTCGTTCGTTTACTAGAATCAGTTAGTAACTAGTATTAAATCCCTTTCTAAGAAAATCCTTTCAAAAGTGATTCTCGATGCCACGCAGTGGCGTCGCAGACGTTTGAGAGTGAGCGAAGCGAGCGAGCAAACTAGTTAATTCCTTCTAAGACCATCTAGTATCATCTAGTTTAAATTAGTTGTTACTAGAAGTAATTGGTTAGCGCTTCGCGCAGTCGGGCAAAGCCCTCCTAATATCTTTTTGGTTATTTTTGGTTTTACACATGAGCGTAGCGAATGTGTTATATAATATCTATGCACGCCGAATCCCCCGCCCTTACCCCTACCTAATTTAATGTTTTATAAAGAGTTTTTCTCACCAATCCTTTTCGGGGGAAAATTTCAGGGGCAAAAATTAGATTTTCAGGGGCAATTATTGGCATTTCAGGGGCAAAAATGAGGGGCAAAATCACTGTTTCCCAGAAATTTCAGGGGCAAAAATAGTAGGTTTCAGGGGCAAAAATAGGATAGTAGAATCTTGGGATTTTGTTCGGGGGCAATTCCCATCAAATATTTTGATAGAAAATTATTGTATATTATTTAACCACAAAATCACCAAAAAGTGGTTTAAGCTAATGATTTAAAAGGAATAATCAAAAGGTCTCCGTGCCATAATAGGTTATAAAGGTTGATAATCCTAATCTACCATTTTCAAACAAAAATTTTGATAGTCACCTCTCGCTTAGATCATGTGTGTTGACATGTGTCAAGAACTATTTTATGCTTTTTATCACTGGTAAGGGTTGAAATTTTCAAAACAATCCCCATATAGATGATAAGCATGATTTTTTCGTGTATAAATACATGCATGAAAAATGATTGTTCACTTCTGAAAATCTCCTGACTCACTGTTAACTCATACAGCACTGGTTAGATATGCAGTGCTTTTTTCGGTTGAATATTGTACGGATTGATTAATTATTAATCTTCTCTTTAGCAATTCGTGCTCCCACTGATCGGATATACAGTGGTTTTGCAGGGTTTTTCGAAAAACATTTTATAAATAGAATTGTTCAGAGCGAAAAGCTCTTTTTTAAGATTTTTTAAACCTAACAATGAGGGATTAAAAATGGCTAAACCTGTACGATTCACACGAGAAGTATTACTCCCGATTGCTAAACGTTATTTTGAAGCGATGCAGGGTGACAAGCTGGCGGTTTTGAAGGAAGAAGGGATTGACCCCTCTGATTTTAGAAAACTGCTAAAACGATATGACATTAAAGTGAAGATTGAAGCTACCGTTTGGTAATCAACTTTGACTGAGAATTATATGATGGCTTTAAAAATAAAAAAGCCCCCTTGCGGCAACAAGGAGGCTTTTGCGATGAACAATTAAAACTAACTTTCCACAGGAGTATTTATAATGTTATTTTCCGCTAACTTTTTCACTAACGAAGTAACCAACGCTAAAGCAGTTATCAAATTTGGCACCGAAGCAAACAAGAAGATTCAGCCGAAAGTTGTTGCTCATGTTTCCTTTGCGCAGCAGAAATCCGCTTTCGCTGGCTTTAAAGCACATCGTGAAGCACTGATCGCGGCTGGCTTTGGTGTTGACGGTAAACTGCCTAACGGCATTCGTAAAGCAATCGACCGCGTTAAACCTGCTAAAGACGTTGCAGTAGACCACATCGTTACCTTTACCGTTAAGAACTCTTCTGAACTGTTCCACCTGGTGATTGCTGGTGATACTGCTATCGTTTCCGCTCCTAACATGGATTTTCAGGATACCGCTGATTGCCAGATCACCTTCGGTCGTCGTAAAGAAGTTACCGGAAAAGCTAAACTGAACTTCACTAAATCCGGCAATCCTTATTTTTCTGTATTCTTTAACAGCCACGCTACAGAAAAAGAAGTAGTAGAAGTGGTTGCGTATGAAGGTGAATTGAAAGAACGCATTGAATCTTGTGAAGCATTCCTGGAACTGGAAGCACAGGTGAATGCTGTTTCTCCGCGCTTTACTTCACTGGAAGAAAAAGACCAGATCATCGAAGCACAGAAAGCTGAGATTGAAAAACTGAAAGCTGCACTGGAAGAAAAAGACCAGATTATCGAAGCACAGAAAGCTGAGATTGAAGAACTGAAAGCTAAAGAAGTTGCTCCGGTGGCAGTAGTTGAAAACGCGGCTGATGAGGCCGCAAATGATGAAGTAGAAGTGAAAATTGATGTGATGCGCGATCCGATGGCTGCATTAAACTTGCTTCGGTCCTTCAAGGGAAAATCCTATTTCTCTAGTGATGTAGAAGACGAGGAAGAACAGAAACGCAATACTGCAATGCTTCATGATGAAATGTACGGTACTAACTTTTCTTACTGCCAATAAAAAAGGGACTCCGAAGAGTCCCTAGTAAGTTTAGGTTAGGTTTGCACAACAAAGATGAGGTTATAATGAACATAATGCTACATTATTCTTTAAAGCCAGAAAAATAACCGCCCCCTTCGGGGCGGGAGGATTAATACTCAATCTATACTTGTTATGTTTTTGTGTTGTATGATCACTGATTATGAAAACACTGTACTGGAGTGTGTTTTTATGGCTTTTAATCGGGAATCCTCAAAGAAGATCCCCTGTTAATAACCATAAGGAGAAAAGGCAGATTACACTATTATTTAGTATCCTTTTTACAGCAACTAAAAAGAATAAACAAAAAGAAGCATACCCAGCCGTAAGGCGTACCGATTAGAAATTTGAAAAACACCACCAGCGATATAAAAATCAATTTAATGCCAGCGACGATAGTCAAAAACAGCAGAGTAGCAAAGTAGACCAAAAGATCCATAGATAATCCTCTTTGAAAACGACCATCATCTATAGTTCAATTCATCGATTTAATTAATGATACTTGAAAGCGTTACACACAGCAGAAATGCCAATATGTGCCAGTGAATATACGATAGTTAATCCTACAGTAAGATAAATCAAAAATTCAACCATAGGTAAATCCTCAAATAAGAAAAAGGTTAGCGGGGGGTGATTCCCCCCGTAGACGTTGACCAGCTCAACATCTTTCATACATTTATTTATAACGCGTTTTAAGACACATCAAATTCATCGTCTTCTTCTGGTTCTTGTTCCGGTTCATCCATTAATGGTAATTCTTCTTCCTGGTCTTCTCCCAAATCTGCATTTTCGAACAAGTCCCCTACTTCATTTAAACGACGCTCGATGATCTCCCTTAGCTTATTCTTCAATGTTTTCTGATCAGTGGCAGATTCGAGAATTTCTAAAGCGTCGATTGTGGCGATCTGCAAAATAGTCTGTTTCACCTTTCCGCAATATTCCGCTAGTTCCTGTTCTACATACCCGACCGGAATAAGCAGATTCATTGCCTCCTGGTTCTCTCGTTCGGCTGCATCCGCTAATGCTCTCTCACGGCGTAATTTTTCTACGTCGATTTGTTCCCTGATAGAAGTGTTTTTTAACGGGTTAATGATGTTCTTTAGGACCCAATCACATCCTTCTTTCGCCGGGACACGTCTTGTATTTGTGTTATAAGGTAGACCCCTTTCTATCCATCGCTTACCGCCACCATTCAATGAATAGCCGTATAAACGGGAAATTTCTGTAAGGGTTAATTCTTCTTTCATTGGTTATCCTCCATTAAATTTGCGTAATTTTATTTATTGGTTTTACGCAAAATCTAAGCGCCTAAATCGCATTCTAACGAAGGGAAAGATCCAGTAATGGTAAGGGTTAGGAAGGGGGGTTAATAGTCGCGTAGCGACCGCGCCATGAGTGAAGTGATCACGTTTTAAAATCTCACACGCACATCAAATACCGGGGTGCCGAAAACTCCCTTTATTTCATCCGTGGAACAGTACCTTTTTAATTTGTCAAGCATTAATTTCTTAATTTAATTACTAAATCTCATCCCAATAATTGAAAAAATATCAAAAATCAATAAAGTAAGCATCTAAAAGTCAGTCCATACCAAAAGAGGTATAAAATGAAAAACATTATCGCTGCTATCGTGCTTTCTGCTACTGCTTTCGGTGCTGATGCTGCGTCCTTTGATTGCACTAAGGCTATAACCAAATCAGAGAAGTTTATTTGTGCTAATGAGTCAATCTCCGCACTGGATTCTAAACTTCATGAAGTATATGTTAAGGCTGTTAAGATTGATCCGTCTCTTAAACAAGAGCAACGCAACTGGAATAAAACTGTTCGTGATACAATGATCAATATCGGGCAGATTCAGCCACTGGAGGCTGTATACAACGCTCAAATCCAAAACTTGATGAATGTATTATCTAAAGAAGAAACCGCGTCAGAGAGCGTTACAGATGATTCTGCAAAGGTTGAAGAAGAACAACCGAAACAGGAAGAAGTAAAGAAACTGAATGTTACCGCGATTTACGCATGTACTGCAAAATTTACATGGAATGTTATCGATGGTGAGGAAACAGAAGCTGTAAAAGATTACTTATACGGAAACAAAGATCATGATGATAAAGGCGGTAAACTTAAAATCAAACTGGTAGATGATGTTCCTGTGTCTTTTGTTTACACCGACAAATATAACGTTTATAAATCACCACTCAAACCAGCTAAAGAAAATCCAAACGCAATGGAGGGTAAATCCAAACAGGATACTATTGGACGTGTTAACACTTATAACATCTGGGTAAGCAAAAAAGGTGACATGCGTCTTGAAGTTATTGAACCAAAATATGATTCTGAATATAAACACACTCAATTTGCATGTGACATGGTAGACGCAGAGTAA